ATCCTTACTTCCCTCAAAATTAAAGCTCAAGTTGTATTTTCCTCCGATCTTTTTATTTACCACTTTAGCCATTGATTGCATCTCTTTTGTTGCTCGGGATAGATCTTGACGCATTTTGTGATTCGGAGCAAAACCGTGCACGTCGTTCAAGTACCTTGCAAAGTGAATTGCTTCTCTTTTGGCAGGGCCAAGAGTATCGATGTTTTTAGCTTTTCGTTGTTTTTCATTTTCTGTTTTGTAGGCTTTCTCCTGCTCCTTGATATCGTACTTCCAACCAGTTTTTTGTTCAAGCTCTTTTACAGCATCTCGCAGACCTTCTATGTGTTCCGTGCGTCCAGGTTGATCTCCAAGGTCGCCAACATACTCCTCAATCGTATTGACGATCCTTTTGCCTTCAGGATTAGCTAACACTTCACGAAAATTAGCTGGCGCTTGATCTAGTTTCTTTGCTGCTGCGAGTATTGCGTCTGGATCTACAGGCATCCGATCTATTTTACCCAGCATTACTGCTCTTAACACTTTGACTTTAGCTTCCTCGAGTTTCTTTGAACGAGCTGCCGCTTTAGCTTGAGCCAATGCTTGCTGCGCTGTCCTTCCCGTACTTGATCCAGTACCTGGAGTCGGCGCTTGCTCTACTCCAGTTTTCATTCCTCGAATCATTTCCGGACGAGTAATTCCAGCAGTATCCATCACATTGAATTTTTCTTTGTATGCAGCGTTCAATTCATAGTTATGCATACTGTCGTAATCAGGCCCTGGAACAATGTCTTTTGGGCTAACGATAATTGAATTTCCTTGACCGTCAGTAACCTTAACTTGCTTAGGCTCACTGATTAGTCCGGAATCTACAATCTTCTCAACAGTAAGATCCTTACCTCTAAAAGGATCGTGTGAAATCAATGGCGCACCTCCATCGTTGATACGTACAATGCTTCCAGCACTAGGCAATGCAAAGTCTCCCACAATACTGCCTTCGCCGCTAGCTTGAGACGGCGTTTTGCCGTGCTCTGCGGCGTGTGCTTGTGCTTTTGTACCAGTACCTTTTCCGTGATATTTCCACCCAGCTGGAGTCTTTATGTAGTTGCGCCCTCCAAAGTCTTTGATCGCTCCTACTGGATGAATTGTACGAGCTTTTTCAATATCATCGTCAACCCCTTTCGACATTGCGTCTCGCTTTTTGAACAGTTTTTGCAAAGAGTTTGATAATTGCGTTCTCTTCTTTCCAGCTTCACGCTTAATGTTTTTCTGCTCCTTGATCTCGTGCTTATATGCATATTTGTTTTTTGACGTCGTTAGGTAATCTAATTTGCGATCTGCAATTGTGATTTTATCTCCCTCGTCAGTGAACTGCTTTTGCAGATCCTTGATCTGCTTTTTAACAGCAGTCTTACTTAACGGCTTTGCATCCTTGTCTTTCTTATCTCCAAACACCTTTGACCATTTTGAGCTTTTGCTCTTAACTGGAACCCATCCAGTTGCTGTTTTTTGCATTTGTTTACCAGCGTGAGTGCGTACCTCTCCGATTTGAGCAGCGCGACCTTTGTCGAATGAGTCGAGAATGGTATCGATTCGATCTTGCTTTGCTTTTAGTATGTAGTCTCTGGCATCCATTGCTTTATTGTTTTTTGATTATTTCTTTAAGGTCTGATATGAATTTTTGCTTTCCGAGCGTTATGCCTTGGAGCTTGCTGAACATAGGATCAGAGCTGTGGTCTATACGATAGAAAGTTGGCCCGCCGCCTTCGTCGGTAATAGCATCAAAAGTAAAATTGACTTTTGAGTTGTCGCCAAGATCAATTTCTGATTTATATCCTATTGTCCACTTCCTGCCATTCCTTTGCATCGCTTCTTTACCAGCAAATGTAATTGCATTGCCACTATGAGGTTGATATTCAATATCCATTCCTAAATTTAGAACAGCTCTACTAACATCTCCTACAAACCGGTCTTGTAATTTCTTTCCTCCCAAAGAGGCCATTTTATCTACATATTTTTGAGGAACTGTAGTTGCGTCGTAAGTTGCTTGAATTTCCTCAGGAGTAGCCCCCAATTGAATAGCTTTATTTCCGAGAGCCTCATACGATCCCCCATACTTCCGCAACTCTTCACGGAAACTTCCTTCTAAGGGCCTGTTTGCGAGTTTTAGTCCGGCCACAAATCTAGCAATTGCTTTGTCTTTTTTTGTGATTAGCTTAGCAACCTTATCACCATCGCTGCCCTTCATAACAATTGTAAGCATTCGCTCCCAGTCTTTAGGAGCGATGGTAGTTTTTGTCTTCCCAGCCACAACGCTCTGCTTTGCTTTTCCCTCTCCCTTTACCGGCTCCCATTTTCCTGGACCGACTTTTTTGACCTTCACTCCTCCGTGAGTTGACGTAGATCCAATCGGTAAATCTTTACCTTTGACAAACAAGTCGTTAATGTGACTGAGTCGATCTTGTTGGGCCTTTAATAATTCGTCGCGTTCTTTCATTGTGTCGGTTTTTTAATCGAAATTCCATAAGAGTCTGTGCCTTCGTAATCAGGATGATCTTCTACTTCATATCCGAGGCTACGAATTGTTCGCTCTATCAAATGCATAGTCTGATCATCATCATCGCCCTCAGTGTTGATGGCGATGATGTTAGGATCACTGTAAAGTTTTCTCATTGCAGCTTCTTGCTTACTTTCATCCTCACTTTCGAGGTCTTCTGCAGCGTGTTTATCGATTGGCTTTGATGAGAATAGCGTTTCTCCAAGAGCGCCATTTTCAACATATCCGCGCGCTACATTATCCACCCAATCTCTCAGCTGATCAACGCCGCCCTCAATATCTTTCCAATCGAAGGATATTGTGTGTGAGCTAGATTCTGTCGATTCCTTTTGGGGCCCTTCTTTTATTTTCGCTACCAAAGCATCTGCATCCTTCTTTGACAAGCCCTCTTTTTCCAAGAAATCATTCCCTCCCCCCAACAAGTAGTGATGTACTGTATATTTATCGTTGATTTTAGTCACTTGGATTCGTTCATTGCCTTTGTCGTGATTAGACCACGATTGTCCTCGACCGCTCCCTCTACTTACTTTCCACTCACCACCCTCTTTCTTTGCATCCGTCTTAGTCTCGCCTCTTTTGCTAGCCACTTCATCTCCTTTTGGAATAGTGCTAGACGACGGCTTTGCTTGAGGACTTGGCTTCTTGCTTTTGTCTTTTTTACTGTCTGGTTTCCCTGATTTCATTTGAGCTCGTTTTGCTCCATATTCTTTAGATGATACTGCAGGCTTACCTTTAAGATCCGCAACCGGAACCCACTTACCTTCAGCGATTTTTTTGAAATCAACTCCACCGTGCTTGCGCACTTCACCGATTTGAGCTTTTCGTCCTTTCATCAACTCACTGCCGCCATCAAAGCCTTTTGCCAATCCTCGACCTCGTGTTTGATCTTGCCACTTTTCAGTAGTTTTCAATTCCTTTTTCAGATCGCTAATTCGATTACGTAACCACTTCTTTTTGTCGTTATCCATAGCACTTTTGAGGTTCTGTTTCTGTGCCAGAATGCCAGCCTTCAGCTCCTTAACCTTCTTATCAACCAACTGCATTCCTTTTTTGCCACGACCGAGATATGGATTTTTCTTTTTAGCAGAAGTGTGCGTCTGTTTTTTAGCTGCATTAGCTTCGTGCAGTGCTGTCAGTCTATCAACTGCACCCGCAGATGGCGTTGAGCTTGCATCCTTACTGCGCTCAACTGGAACCCAGCCTTTGGGAGTCTTTTTCATTTTTTTACCGCCGTGCTCTCTGACCTCACCCATTTGGGCTGCACGGCCTTTTTCGAATTCCGGTTCGGCAACATCGATAGACTTTGCAATGTTGTTTTGAGTATCTTGTTGCGCCTTTAATATCTCGTCTCGTGTTTTCATTTGCTGTTGTTAATAATTTCCAGTTATTTTATCGCCCCACTTCTCTTTTCCTTTGTCAGTCATAAACGCTATGACTACATCAACTACCGCCGATCCTCTATTGTAATCGACTGGCAATAGCTGAAAATGCGTCATACCCCTAGGTACTTCTACGGACGTTCCTTTTAGCTCGCTAATTGAAGTTGGAGTCTCAGTCCAGTCGTCAATCTTATCGTCGTCGTCAGCTTCACCTGCCAACACACCCTCATCAATTACCTTAGCTTGTATGTTGGTTTTGAACTCTTGAAAGAACGCCTCGACCTCTTTGTCGGTGTAGCCTTCATCAAACAGCTCGTGAGAAAGGTCATCTTTCCAATACTCCATATCTCCAGCAATATCAGATCCGCGAATTTCACTGACCTTCTCATCAACATAGTCATTAACAGTTTGTGAAGACTTATCATCAACTATGTTGCTTTTTTCTTTCCAATCCGCATCAGTTAGTGCTCTTTGCTTCAACGCACCTACACCAGCATTCTTAGCATAGTTCACTAAATCTTTATCACCTGATTTGGTTCCTTGGTCAATCAAATACTGTCTGTATGTAGGGAATTTCTCATTTTCCTTTTTCTCCTGTTTGTTTTTATTATCTGCTTCTGCTAACAATTTGGTAGCCTCTTCTCTACTAATGTTGTGTGCCTCAGAAACTTCTGTTATAGCTTCTGTGATATTTCGTGTAGTGGCTCTCAAATAGGATTGAATTGTACTTATGCTTGGTGTTTCTGGTTTCTTTTCTCGAGTTAAGAAATTGCCACCGCCACGCATTCCATAGGTAAGTGTAACTGTTTCGTTAGCAGTATGCCAAACGTGATTTACTGATTGAAGCGTTTCATTCTGTATTGGCTTGCCATACTTTTTGATTAGGTCTGATAGCGTTTTGCCAAATTTATCGTCACTTATGATCTTGCCGTGAGAACTTTCAGCCGGATGCTGGTACTTTTTCTCCTCATAGAATCCTGCACTTTCATCTCCTCCTGCAGCATTTTTATGATGCTCTCCTCTTGCGTAATGATGATCATATTCCTTATTGGAATTAGCATCGTCCATTGCTTTGGAATGAGCTTCGGCAGCATCAATGTGATCTTGTGTGGTGAAATTCTTGTAGTGTGCGGGTCCGCTTTTTGCATAAATCGACTTCCCTGATTTTGTTTTTCCGATAACACTGCCCTCTTTACCTTCCGACTCCTTTGTTTTCTTGGGCTCCTTAACCGGTTCCCATTTTCCAGCAGCAGTCTTCTTAACCTTAACGCCTCCGTGTATTGAGGTGGATCCAATCGGCATATCCTTACCTTTGATGAATGCATCGTTGATATGACTAATTCTATCTTGTTGGGCTTTTAATATCTCATCACGCTCTTTCATTATTTTCCTTTTTTACCAATAAATTCCACATCAAAATGAGATCCACGCATTCCGGAATGTCCTTTTCTTGGCTTGTGGTCTGGAAACGCTGCGTGAACCTTCTCTTTAAGAGCGTTCTCATTAGCTTCGTTGTCGTGGTCGCCAGCTTTTGAATCTGCAACGCTTATCGAAAGTTTGTTTCTACCCATATCAACAAAACGCACTACAGTTACATTGGCGCTTTTCAGCTTATCGAACGCCTCAGGATGAGCTGCCTTCAACTCTCTCGCAGCCTTTGATGTAGAGTGTTTCCTTCCAGCATCTCTGGCCGCCTGACCTAATTTCCGTTTTTCAGCAATAAGTTTTTCATTCCCAGATCCATCAAGAAATCGCAACTTATCACTATCTGTGAGGTCTTTAATGTCACCATCATAATCTCTCTTTAATTGAGCAGTAACTTCAGGGCTATTCATAAAAGCATCAAAAGCAGCGCTGGCTTGTTTAGATTGCTCTTCGTCAGTCTTCTTATTCGATTCACTTGTACCTTCCTTCTTAACAGGAACCCATAAGGCTGGTCCTGTTTTTTTCATTTCGACTCCTCCGTGAGTTCTGACTGTTCCTATTGGAAGCTCTTTGCCCTTTGCAAATGAGTCGTGAATATGTTGAATGCGGTCTTGTTGAGCTTTTGTTATTTCATCACGTGTCTTCATTGTATGTGGTTTGATTGATTCGTAAATATACTATGTATATGTTTTGTGTTGTACTTTTAAGCCCAAAGAACTTGCCAACGCATCGTACTGTTCCTTTGTTAACATTGTCCATAATGTCGCGCCTTTGTGACGATAATAATAACATATTTCACCGCCAATATCTCTAGTCTCAAATTCAAGATCGCCATTATCGATAGCCTTATTAATCGCAGCGCCCTTTTGTTGTTTTGTAAAAGCGACCATTTGCTTCGTTAAATCAGCAACCATCATTTTAGCGTGCGTATTGTACGAGTCTTTGAATGCATCCTCATACGCATAGATCACCGGAAATCTCGGTGCGTCTTTAAAGCGCTTATCCTTTTTTAATCGTCTCGGTTGTCTCATTGTGCTGCCAATAATATAAAGTACATCGCCGTTGCTCCAATCGCTACGCCACCAATTGTGAACAAAGATCGTTGTTTTTTTAACGCAACAATCTGCTTGTCTTTCATCACTACTTGATCGCGCAGCAGCATAACTTGCTGGCTCTTTTCGCCTTCAATCAAAAACGACCTTTCAACCTGGCTTTCCAGATTGTATTGAATCAACGTTAAATTCTCAACGCGATCCTTAAATAGATCAATCTCTCTTGTCAAAGAGGCATTAAGCAATCGATACTTATCGAGCTGTATGAACGTCGCATTCATCTTGTGTAGATGAACAGGACGAAACAGCGCCACAGTATCCTTACCCACCAAGGTTAACTTCGGATAGTCGTCTTGCGAGATACCTGAAGTTGCTATCGATAGAAAGACTAGGCAGATTACTAATGCTCTCATCTTTTTGCTTTACAATTACAATACGCTCCTTGGGGGCTGCTTCGAGCTTAACCGAAAGCGAATCACCAAGAATCGTCAAACTATCCATTTCAAGAATCAATACATCCCTCTCCAACTCCAACGCTTCAACGCGCCCTTGAGACTTTAACAATGCTTCATTAATCGAAGCATCACTGCTCATAACACTATACAGCCAATACCCTAATACGCCATTTGCTATCAACGACGCAATAAGAATATAGTCTTTTAGTGTCATATTATTTTGTCTTTGTTCCAGTAAAGAAATTCGATAAGAATTTCCCTGCTACTCCAATAAACAATGCACTTAACGACAACCATTTGATCTCGTCAGCAATTGCGTATGCCGTTATTGTTGTACTGATAGCAAGCAACGCGTCGCCGAGCTTTCTGTACAGCGCTGGTGTTGGTTGCATATATCGCGACAACTCACTCTTTGCCGGTGCCGTCTTGATTGTCATCTTTGGTGTATTTTCTTGTGTCATTTTGTTTAATTTTATATTCGATTGCCGCTTGTCTGCCGTCTGTAATTAACAGCTGTACAATCTTGAGAAAGTTGTATCCTAATACGTCGTTAAAGTTTTCCAACACACTCTTCCCTTCGATCACAATCAATAATGTCGCAGCGCCCTTAATAAAAGGGATCTCCGGCAAAATACGTTCTGCCCACGACGCAATGATAATTGCGAGTGGATATACAATAAGTTTGGAACACACTCGTTTGAGTTTGTTCGATCTGATTAATTCTTTGCGTCGTTTAGCAGCCCAAATGCCAGTTGCGGTATCGCACAGGATCATAAACCCTGCAAACGCCAGCACCTCAACGACTGGTAAAACGATACCAGAAAATAGACTCAACGCAGCTATTATCAACTGCTTTAAGTGTTCAGCTACGTACTCTTTCATCCTTTGAATCATATATTTGTTCAGTGAGGAAGTCGTTCAAGCTATCCATTAAAGGATTAGACGCCTTCGCTTTGTTTTCTAGCGTATTTGCCACCCCTGCTTGTTCTATATCCTCACCCTCCTCTTGTGCACCCCACGCCATCTCCTGCTCAGGTATTCCATACTCATCGTCCATAGCTTCATTGCTTTCCTCACCGCCCATCGCTGCCATACTTTTTAGCTGAAGATATGTTGGATTGAGTATGTCGTCTCCTTCTTCCAGATCTTCTGGTAAGTCGTGTTTCTTTCTCAACTCTTTCCATCCCATAAATGCACTCCCTCGTTTAATATCAAGCTCAAGCTCATCCTTTTCTGTATCCACATCGAGTCCCTCAAAGCGAAACTCATATTCCGGATCAATAGGATTGATCAAATACTTGTTAATTTTACGTTCAATAAATTTCAAAAGAGGAAGAAGGCCTTTGTCTTTAGAGAATTGTAGTTTGGCCTCATTGCTGCTGTTGTCAATCATCGCTCTTCCAGCACTACCAGCAACGTCAAATCCAACCTCGTCGGGCGAAATCTTGTAAATTGCACAAGCAACTTGAATTAGATATTCTTGCCACTTTTGAAATTCCATATCGCGATTGCTTTTCTGCATATCGATAAATTCCATCTTGTCTGATTCGATCACTGGAGTTTTATGTGCGTTGCCAACGCCACTCATCATCGCTTGCCATTGCTGTCTGAATTCAGCTAAGCGTCCACTATTAACATTCCCTGCAATTTTCAATATCCCCTTAGGCGCAGATCCTTGCGAAAAGAATTTGCCGTTGTAGTTATCGCCATACAGCATCCACGTAACAACTTGAACAAGGTCTTCTAACTCAGCGCGTCCATATCCGTTTGCTTGAATGTTCGTTTGGTAGTTGCGAATGCCAAAACACAGCTCCCAAGGATAAAATTCTGTTAGTAATCTCTCCTCGTGGATTTGAACGTAGCTCGGATAATATCCGTTCACCATTTCCTTTGCTTCTCCTTTGTAGTGTTCGTCATCATACGAATCTGCAATTCTGTATGTTGCACCATCTGTTGCTAGAAACTCAACTGGCTGTCCTTTGCGATTGCGTACAACCTCGAACGTCATTTGATCAAGCTCTAACGAATCACGCGTAATCTTCCTGAGGAATGTATCAAAACTATCACCGTGCCAAGCATTAGAGATCGTTCCACAGTTCAGCAAAAAGTCGGTTAGCCATTCAGTGCGATTTTTAACGTCATCAGTCATCTCCTCTTTAATGTTTGCTCCGTAGCGATTCTTTTTGCGTACAACAAATCCAACGCCGTGACGACCTGCTTGCGGTTCTGAAAATGCAGCAATCTGCTCAATGCGCGTATTGACAATCGCTCGAATGATGGGAGTCTGTGACATTCGCCGCAGCGTCTCGTATGATATGCTGTATGGCTTGTACTTGTATTCAGTACTTGAGGCGAATTGATATGGATCGAAAATCATTGACTTTGATCCGCTGTCTTCGCGATCTTCTAAATCCTTCCATCGAACATTGGCCTTAATGATTGCCTCGGGATCTGACGACTGCATTGCTTTTTGAATGGCAAGCCTCTCCTCCACATCAAGTTTCTCTTTGTCGGCCTTTATTTGGTCGATATTTTTCGCTAGTTCTGACATTAATGCTATTACTTTTTCGCCTTGTAATAAACCGTCACAACTACACCGTCATCGGCAATTGATCCTTTACTTAAACTCTGCACCTCTTCTAATGCTTTGTGTAACGAATCAATCTCATCTTCCGTTGCATCGTCGCCCTTTTCCACTATGCCAGAACAATGCTCTCGCAAATCAGACAAAGCTTCTTGGGTATAGACGATAAGTTCGGGTTGATGGTGCTCGACTTCACCTTTTTCAAAGGTATGATCGACAGCTTGATTTGATGTGGTATCAAACAAATCGAGATTCAATGATGATGTAGCGAGTGTAGTGAATTCCATAATCGTAAAATTTTAGAGTTGGTGGGTAAATATACCCAAATGTTGATTAGCAGTTACGACAATGGTCCAACTAATGCCCAAGGATTATCTCACACTGTGTCGTGTTATGATCACATCTGACCACTTTCCTATCTGTTGGTTCTTATGGATTAGAAAATCAATTTTGTTGGTAAAGCGAGCGTTCATTTTGTCTTGGATGATCCATAGGCCGTCGTAAATCCACGTACCACTAACTGCAACAGTGTCTCCCATACGTAATTTGTCGTTGAGTAAGTCTCGCGACACAGCAATCCATCGATGCTTGTCGGGATGTAGGGTATCAATGATCGCTTGGCTTGCAGTTTCCCAGTATCGAGAATTGCATTGACGTTTGGTTGGATTGTAGCACGTTGCTGTGACGGTATATGAACGAGGCATAGGGTGTTCAACATATACTATATCGCGTCGCACTTTATGAATCACTGCTACGCTGTCACGATTTGGTGATGCAAGGTTGTACACAGCACAGTTTGCCAGGACGCAAATAGCAAATAACGCACAACATATCTTAATGGTAAATTTGCTCATTGGATCAGTGTTATGATTAGTGTTAAAATAGCAATAATAAGCGCCGTATATGCTACAGTTAGAGCCTGTCTGGCAGTCTTGCTCGATCGATGCCTTTTTACACGCTTAAACACCGATTAAATTGTGTTGCTTGATAACACGACGCGCTGCATCTTTAAGATCGCCGATTGTTAACTGACAGTATGCACGTTTGGTCTCCTTTACGCTTTGATAGTCATCATCAATGCGATACGTTTGTCCTCTGTGTGTCGTTAATGTAAACGACACACGCATCTCATTAGCATTCACCGACGGTCGTATGTCGCAGTTGCTGACAATACGACGATACGTATCTCCCACTTCAATCATCATCTTGTGATCTTTGCTTCAGTTTGTGCAATACGTCAGGCCACACTGAGCCGTCCTTGTCTGTATTAAATGATTCGTTCTTGAACCACGTTTCAAATGCTTCTTGAGATGAGAATTGTCCTTCCGCCTCTTCAAGTACATCATTGGGTATGTCATTGATATTCATAGTTATTGGATTTGGTTAGTAGCGGCAAAAGGATTCGAACCTCTGACCTTCAGCTTATGAGGCTGATGAGCTGACCACTGCTCTATACCGCTATGTATCATTGCGTTGCAATTCTTGTACGTAAATATGTCTTACACGAACACTGTGCGTATGTGTTTTCATAAAATCGTCGCCAGGATAATATCGATCAGCTAACAACTGTTGTTGGTGGTCCGATAACTGGCCCCACCACAACGCTGCCAGCAGGCTTTGGGCTTTGTCTTTACTTACCGACATCGGCCTTATCCATCAAATAGCTTTGGTACGATTTCAAAACATCCTTTGCTCGGTATGTGATACTCTTGCGATTATCAGCCTGCTTGAATGCATCCAAAGCATCGTCAGCAGACTCATACTTCATTGAGTCTTCACCAATCAATTCAGGATCCTTGCCAATAAGAGATCTCATTTCGACTTTCACGACCAGCAATGCAGGATCGCGCTTGTCATTATTTACAGATTTGACCGACATAGTGACAGTTAACTTGTGTCCAGTGATGTCGGTGTATGTTACAGTTTTAAGTGTTTTCATAACATTACGATTTAGGTGTTAAACTTTGATTAATTAATGTTGCAACTTTGGCCTCACATTCTTCCAAGTCGTTTGGCTTCCTTGATAAAGGCCATTTGCGTTGCGTTTCTCCAGTGTGCGATTTTTCCGAAATATATCTGCCGTCATTAAAACCAAACGGCATCTTTATTGACGGATCCTCAAACACCCAAAGATGAAATTGGTTTGCGCCATCAACCAATCGGCTTTCGGCAGGGTACAATTCACACCCCTCATTCTCGTCTCCAACAAGCTCGTTCTTGATCCACTGGAAATGTCTCCAATCAATCATTGCTCGATTATCGAGGCGTGCAATCGACAGATGTGCGACAGTGACGTCCTTACCATCAACCTGCAATTGTGTTGTTAAATTGCGCCTCACGTTGACTTTGTACGTGTCGTTCATCCACACCTCTTCGCACGGATTGAGCTTGTAGTATTCTTTGATCTTTTTGTTAGAGCTGATGCGAAGCTTCTCGCTGTCGCTCAACTGTCTGAAATTAGTCATATTCTGCATAATAGTTGTTTTAGTTGTTTACGGATGACCGCCTTAGAGTTTGGGTATTTGACGATGCTTACTTAGGCATTGAGTACACAGGCAGGATTCCATATTATCTTTTATTTGCCCCACCCCCCACATAGTGCCATCTACAAAATTACCTACTGTACCACATTTGTCGCATTGATAATCGCCTTCTTGCCATTCGGTCTTATCCATCATCTCGGCAATAAAGCTCAATACGAAAGGAGAGCTGTGTTCAGATGCATAGTCTTTGAGTTTGGTTTGCAGGTCCGTATAGGCAGTCAAAATACCTTCCAGCATCATTCTTTCACGACGAATCCTGCTAACTAATATACTGTACGCTACGATCTCATCTTTGCTCATTGTACTGCCGTTGTCAAGGTAGTTCTTATCAGCAGCCATAGCAGATGCTTTTAGGCGTTCAATCTTTTGGGTAGTGGAAATTTCAAAATGTGTCATTGTTTTACGATTTAGTTGTTGGCATTGGTCTTTTCTCATAGCTCATTCTAAACTTCCAGCTGATGCGATATCCGAACAGAGGAAATGTAAATTGCTTGATTGTGAGGTACTTAATGTTACGATCTGTGTAACGGCATTTGGTGTGTTTTATTATCATTGTTTCTACGATTTATTGGTTAGTGTGAGTTGATTATTTTTTAGCTATTGAAGTACGACTTTGGTACCACGAATGAGTGCCGTTCTTAATCCTAACAAAGTCGCTGTGGTCGTTGTAATCGTTCTTGTAAACTCCTTGACCTACCACCATTGCATCTTTAAGGGTGTTTGTGGCGTCATCTAAATATGCTACGAGATCGCCTGCTGAAAGACGCCTTGTAGCTGGGACTACTTTAGCTTCAACATCCCAAGCTTTCTCAATCAGAGCATTGAGCTGTGCCATCACGTCTTTTGGAGTGTTTTTTTCGTCAACACTCATTACTGATTTATCCCACCAAGCAGGTACTTTAGGACACTTTGCCTCGATTGCTTTTACCTGATGCTTTATTTGTCGGATTTCTTTTATTCTTAACATATTAGCTCTCATAATTTCTACGATTTGGTTATTGGTTGAATTAATTAACGCCCTAAATATACATAGTATATCTCGGATATGCAACAACTAACCTAACTTTTTATGAGATCCACTCGAATTTATCGACGTCTTCGATCAACGCCAGTGTGCTGCCATTGTCCCAACTGATATGAATTTGACCAGCGTCATCAGTGTACTTATATGTCCCACACAACCCTTTATGCATCCTCGAGGGGTTCTCTTGATGCATATCAATCAATTTAACGCGGTCTCCTGGCATTATTTTGCGGTCGTTGGTATCCATTACTTATTTGCTATCTACACGGTCGTGAGACTCGTTTATTTGGTGTTTCTTTTGCTTGATTTTCTCCAAGAGAATACTCTTTACGTCAGTGAGATGTTCACTCTTCTTATCGTCAAGAATTGGAATGGTCTGCGCAAACTCTTCTTCCTTATCTTTAAGTGCTTTGTGATCGCGCTGCACATCGTCAAAGTTGTACACAAATTTTGACGGGTATGTTGGCGTTGTATCGAGATCGTCTTCTCCCGACATTGCAAAGCCAGTGAATTTAGAGTAGTATGAGTTGTGGAGCTTGTTGATTAGCAATCTTGAATCGACACCCAATCGTGCAGACAGTCTTGCGACAATGATATCGTTGATTACAACGTGTTTTAATACCTCATTTTGAATGTGGAGGCTAACGGTGCGCTCAACATCCATACTCAAATGGCCATCAATCGTCAACTTATCGCCCTCAACCTCTTTGCGGATCTGTTCGATCGTCTGCAGCAACAGTTTGTAGTCTTCTTTACTACCAGTCGATTCGTATTTCGTCTTTCTATGGGTGTACAGATACTGCAATTCATCTAACCTAGATCGCTTATGTCCTAATCGCACATCACTGTAGTCGCGCTTATACTCCTCCTGACGCTCTTTAATGCGATCAAAATTGCGTTTACGGAAATTATCGATTGTTGTGTAGTTGACTTCGAGACCCCATTCTGTTGTTACGATACGATGAACTTCAGTGGCGCTATAAAACCGCCCAAAGTATTCCAACAGCTCAGCGGCCTTTCCATCGAGTATTGACTCTTGCATTGAATAAGGGCCGTTCTGCTTAACATTAAACGCTTTGCGTTTGAATGCGACCATCTTACCGTTGAGTTTGCGTATTGCAGTTGCTTTGGCGTTTATCGTATCGCGCTCATCTTGTGGAAGATGCTTGATCTTCTTATCGAGATGGTAGCTAGTTGTTCGTAGGTTGAGTGTGAGGTTGGGATCGGACGTTTCGATTTCACATAACTTGAGTGCATCGCTATCCCTGATCGCTATGTATTGCTTATATGCGACTGGATCAACTACACCCGTCGGTAGCTTAGGTGTAGTTTTTTTTGCCTTACGTTTCGCATTCCCTTTTTTGGTGCTGTTACTTTTCTTTGCCATATTCGCCCAATGTTGTGCTACAGTTTCAAAATCCAATTACTGCCCTGTCCAATATGGGGGCGTAATTACTTATGCATTAATCAATAACGCAATGTCGCTGATAAAGATACAAACATTTTATGACTGACGTGATAAGCCTATTGCGGTATCGGTACATCGATCAGCTTCCACACGACAGTACTATGTCCTTCGCTAGCCAGTTGTACTGGGTCATTATCAATAGTACAATACGGTTCATCATTCCACTTTCTTGTCAGCTCGCCAATAATGCATTTGTTATATGACCGCTGATTGCCAGGATGCAGCACCTCAACAATGACAGTATCTCCTTCATTGATGTCGTCCTTCACTAATTGTGTCGTTGGAATGAGAACGTGCCACGCGCCATCATCATAATGTTCAACGGCAATCTTTTCGTCATCGAAGTGTTGCTGCGACTTGTATGTACGGACATCGCTGATAATTGCACTCAATCCATCTGACGATAATACTCTTGCTTGTATCATAGTGTTATTTGTTACGCAAGTACTTTTGGTACCTTGCTTCGAATTCCTTTTCTGAATCAAAATCCAGCTCCCTATCAGCACCGCTTTCAGCGAGCTCTATATTGATCTCATCTTCAACTACATCATACCATTTGTCGTAGCTTAGTTTACGTGGCCTAGTTTTGCATTCTTGTTTAACTATTATCCATATTGTTCCAGTAACTTTTGTCGATATCCACCACACTATTACCAATCCTGCCAATACCCAC